CAACTTCCAGAAACACACGCTATTTTGAAATTTAGCTAATAGTTGAATACGGGGGAGTTGCAATATACTCCCCCAAAAAATTTTAAAGGAGAAAAATGAGTTTTCAAACAGATATAGAAGCAATTACAGGAAGCATTAGTTCTTATACTACAGAAGCTAATAGTTATTTAGTAGAGGGTGTAAAGTTTATTACTAAGTATGTAATGAACAATGATAAGATAGCTGACAAGTTAACAAGCAGCACTACTCTTAATAATTCACCTACAACTATGGATACTTCTAGTGCATTAAAAATTGTTAGTGTTACTAGAAACGATGGCTCTCGTGATAGAGAAGCTGTACAAGTTCCTTCTGAAAAAGCAGGAGACTATACAGATACAAATAGTATTTATTATACTAGCAAGTTTGACCCAAAATGGTATATAAGTAATGCAACATTAAATGTAATACCAACTCCTGCTAGTGGACAAAGTGCTTTAGTAAAACATATAACTCCAGATACATCTGTAGCAGTAGGAGAAACTTCTATATCTAATTTTCCAACTGAACTTAACAGAGGTGTAGTTTTATATGCTTCACAACAAATTTTAAGAAAGTTTTTAAATCTAAAAAATGCTACACTAGTAGCGTTAAGTACAGGATTAAATAGTATTAATCCTCCTTCGGGGTCTGGAATTATTGCAGATGTAACTTATTCAGGACCAGGTAATAGCGATGTAGGAACAGCAAGTGCTTCATCAGTTTCTAATAGTGAAGCAGTATCAGCATCTGCAGTTATTAATTTAGGTAGTCCTCCTGCATATAATAAATTAGCAAATTATAATTTAACTGGATTTGACCCTAGTAGCACTGTAAGTGCATTAAGTTTTAGTGGTATTAATCCACCTAGTGCTACTGGTATTAATGCAGTAAGTTATTCTGGACCAGGAAATGATGATGTAGGAACAATAGGAGCAGTTACAACTAGTTTTAGCACAGGAGTTACATCGCCAGGTGCTGCTAATATCGGTAGTGCACCTTCGTACAGTGCACCTTCATCTACTGTAAATTATACGACAGCAACTATTGGTGTTGACGCATTACTTACAGGAGAAGATGTAGAGTTAGCAAACGTAGCATTAGCAAAAGCACAACAACAATTACAAGACTATCAAGCTGATGTACAAAATAATAGCGTAACATTTAATTCTAATGTTGAAAAATTTAGAGGCGATAATCAATCTGCTTTAGATAAAGTTCAACGTGATTTACAAGCTAATATAGCAATAGCACAAAACGATTTAGCAGAAGCTCAAAACGATGCACAGTTAGCACAAGACAGACAAAGTAGAAATGTATCAGAAAAGTCTCAACGATTAATACAAAATGCTATTCAAACTATGCAAGCAATATCTGCAGATAACGAATCAAAGATAGCAGGATTTAATTCTGAGTTAAATAAATATCAAGCGTTAATAAATCAAAAAGTAACTGAACATTCAACTAATGTACAAAGAGAAATACAAAAAGCTGAATTACTTAGAACTACTGAATTATCAAGTTTTAGTGCTCAAATACAAGATGAATTAAACGAGTTTAATGGACAAAATTCAAATTACCAAGTAGAGATACAATCAAAGCTTGATAAAGCACAAAGAGATTTACAAGCAAATATTGCAGATGCACAGAATGATTTAGCTGCAGCACAAGCTACTGCACAACTTGCAACAGATATAAGTACTAGAAATCAAGCAGAAAAATCACAAAGACTTATACAGAATGCAATACAATCAATGCAATCAATTATGGCTGACAATGAAGCTAATTTAGCTAAATACAATGCGGATATAGGTAAATATCAAGCAGAAGTTAATGAAGCTATACAAGACTATACATTAAGTTTACAAGAAGTAACACAAGATTATAATTGGTTAAAAGACCAGTATGCAATAGTATCTGGAGATTTAGCACAATTTTTACAACCATATATACCAGTAAGGGAGGTACAGCGTGAAGTTGCAGCAGATGATAGACCAAGTTAAAAAACATCATCCAGAACTTAGTACTAATGAAATTATTATTATGTTAAATGATGCACAAGACGAGTTTAGTTCTAGAACATTATTGTTAGAAGAAGCTACTCAGTTTACTACAATAGCAAATCAACGTTATTATGGATTAAAAGATTCAATATTAGAAGTTAAGTCAGTTGATTTAACAGATGAAGATGGTAATGCAAAAACAATTAAACGTCTACAAGGTAGACCAAAATATAGGGATTTAGATAATGTCTAATAATTATTCAAGAGTATATAATCGTTCAGTAAAAGAAAATGTATATTGGATTGAAAGAGATTCAATAGGGTTAGCATTGTATGACCCATTAGCTAGTGAAGCAGATAGGTTTACTAGTTTAGCTTCTGCACAAACTGTAACATTGTTTTATTATAAAAAAGCAGACCACTTTAATACGCTAGATAAAGTAGCAAGTGCAATGAATGAAACAAGTGAGTTGCCTGTACAATTTCATCAGTATTTAGTAGATAGAGTTATACAAAGAGGATATGAGTACAAACCAGAAATGATACAAATGGCACCATATTTTGAAAGAAAATTTGAAAAAGGAATAAAAGAAGGTAAGATGTATGCTAACAGAGGGCGTGTATCTGGAATGAGACACGTTACGCAATCGAGTTATTAATGGCTGATAATTGGAGAGATGGAGAGTTTGGTTTGCAATACTTTAATGATGTGAATGGACAATTAAATATTAATGATTCATTTAACGATGATATAGAGTCTTTGTTTACAGATAAAGAATCATTATTTAATACTAGTTTTACTGATAAAAGTACATTGCAACCAGATATATACACAGATAAACCTTCTTTAAATAATGTTACATATGTTGATAAACCAACATTAAAAAATGTAACATATACAGATAAACCTAGTTTAAGTAGTGTAACTTATGACGATAAAGGAGTAAATGCATAATGGGTGGTAGCTTATCAAAACCAAATAGAATTAAAGATGTATATACTAAATTAGTATTCTATGAAAATAATAAATTTAAAACTGATAATGGTACACAGAATGTTAACATTACTAGTGCTGATAATTTTTCTGCAGATATAGTTGCAGGCACTGGTATTGAAACAAGTACTAGTGAAGGACAAACAACAATTAGTGTAAAAGACGCAGATGTTCTTTTACAAAATGAGGATATAAATGGAGGAGCATATTAATGGCTAATACAATAACAATTAAGAAAAATGCTTACAATAGTACAAGTGCACCAACAAGTTTAGCGTTTGGTGAATTGGCTGTTAATAACAATAACGGCTCTGGTGCAAAACTATATGTAGGTTCAAAAACAAGTGGTAATAGTGCTGATGTAACAGATTTTCAATCTACTATATTAGCAGCAGTACCTATAGCAACAGCTGCATCAAGTGATTCAGGAACAAAGGGTAAGGCGCAATTTAGTAGTGATAATTTTGCAGTAACAGGAAATGGTTTTGTTACTATTAAAGACAGTGGTATTGTTGCTGCTGAACTAGCAAGTAGTTCTGTAACAGCAGCTAAGATTGATTCAGCTGCAGTAACAACTGCTAAAATTGCAGCAGATGCTGTAACAAATGCAAAGCTAGCTGATGATGCAGTAGATACAGCTCAAGTAGTAAACGATTCTATTACAGCTGCTAAGTTAGCACACAATTTAACATTACCAGGGAACATTTCAACTGGTGGAACATTAACAGTAGGTGGAAACTTAACTGTAAATGGTACTACTACTACAGTAAATTCAACAACTACAACACTAGATGACCCTATTATGACACTCGGTGGAGATACAGCACCAGGTAGTGATGATAACAAAGATAGGGGTGTAGAGTTTAGATATTATTCTGGAAGTGCAAAAGTTGGATTTATGGGTTGGGATGATTCAGAAGGAAAATTTACATTAATGACTGACGCTACAAATAGTAGTGAAGTATTTTCTGGAACATTAGCTGCATTGAAGATGGGAGCACTTACTGCAAGTTCAGTAACTGGTGCTACTATTGATGGCGGCACATACTAATAAAGGAATTAAATGGCAGTTGACAATACTATATTAGTCAGACGTGGGTCTGGTACACCTTCTTACAGTGATTTTGCTCAATATGAATTAGCATACGACTATACCAATGATAAACTATACATACGTGATGGTAATGCTATGGTTGAAGTTGGTTCATCAGGTGGAGGAGCTACTGGAGATATTGATGGTGTAACTGCAGGTACTGGTTTATCTGGTGGTGGTACATCTGGTACAGTAACTTTGAATATAGATTCAACAGTAGCTACACTTACTGGCTCTCAAACACTAACTAACAAAACTATAGCAAGTCCTGCTTTTACTGGAGATATAAATTTTACTGATGCTTCTACACCATTTTTTAAAGTAACAGATACTACAAATACTACTACAACAATAATACAATCTGGAGATAGTAGTGGTAAAATCGGAACAAGTACAGACCATAATTTTAATGTAGTTAGAAATAATGTATCTCAAATTTTACTACAAGACGGATTTTTAATTATTAATAATCCTGGTAATGATGTAGATGTAAACATAAAAGATTCAAGTGCAAATTCATTATTTAGAACAGATGCTGCAAATTCAAGAGTAGGTATTTTAGATGCTTCACCAAGTTATACTTTAGATGTTAATGGAACTGGTAGATTTACTGGAGCAGTACAATTAGATAGCACATTGTCTGTATCTTCTACTCTTTACGCTAATGGAGTGTTAGCTTTAGCAAGTGAATTAGATTTTACAGGTAATGGTAACAAAATTATAGATGTTTTTACTTTAGCTAATAGCAATTCTTTAACTATTAGACATCATAATCCAAGTGGCAATTTATTTGAAGATGCTTTAAAGCTTACTGCAAATGCTGGTGCAAAACTTTATTACAACAATGGATTAAGATTTGAAACTACTGATGCAGGAGTAAATTTACCAGCTACTAAAGCACTTTACTTTGATGGTGGTAGTCATACTTTTATTAAAGAAGTAAGTGATGATAACTTAACTATTGCAGTTGGTGGAACTAACTTACTTGATTTAGTAGAAGATAGCACAGACTATGTAAGAGTTAGAGATAATACATTATTAGGTGTTGGTAGTTCTAATGATATGAACTTAAAACACAATGGTACTAACTCATTTATAACTAATGGTAATGGTGCATTATATATTGATGCACTCGCACAAGATGAAGACTTTTTTATTAGAGTAAACGATGGTGGCTCTACAATTACTGCATTACAAATAGATTCAAGTGATGCAGGTAGTGCAATATTTAGTCACGATGTAAAAGTAAATGATAATGGTAAACTAAAAGCTGGTAGTGGTAATGATTTACAAATTTATCACGATGCAACAAATACCTATCTTGAAAACTATGTTGGACATTTATATATTGCAAACAAAGCTGACGATAAAGACATCGTATTGCAATCAGATAATGGTAGTGGTGGCGTTGAAAACTATATGCAAATTGATGGTAGTGCTGGTAGAACACTATTTAATAAACACATTAGAGTTAATGATAGTGTAGAAGTCCAAGTTGGTAGTTCTGCAGATTTAAGAATATTGCACGATGGAACTAATAGTGAAATAAAAAATTATACTGGAGCTTTCTACATAACACAACACTTAGACGATGGCGATATTTACTTAAGAGCAGATGATGGCTCAGGAGGAGTAACACCTTACCTAACATTAGATGGTAGTAGCACAGATTTATTATTAACACCTCCAGGTAATGTCGGTATAGGAACTACATCACCTTTAGGACATTTAGACATTAATACAGAATCAGCAGAAACAACAAGTGTTTATATTAATGGAGAAGCAAGTCAAGATAAATTATTGCTTATAAGACATTATGGAAATAGTGAAGGAGCAGGGGCATTACAATATGCTGGATTTATAGGTTCAGTTGTAGATAATGTTTTAACATTAGGACATTATAATTCAAGTGGTTCAGAAGTTCAAGTATTAAATATTACAGAAGATGGTAAAGTCGGTATAGGAACTACATCACCACAAAGTAAACTTCATACTGTACAAACTTTAGATACAGTTTCTAATACCC